CCGAGGACGAAGTTGCGACGGGACAGGATCATGCTGGAGTGGCACAGATAGCCTGAACAACCAACCGCCATGATTGACCGTCATTTGGATTGAGCTTCGTGGCGGTCATTTGCCAAGCAGTACCATTGAATTGTGCGAATGAGTTGGTAATCGCGTGGCTGCTCCCGCCTGTGAATCCGCCGCCACCTACAACGATCTTGCCACTTGGACAGTTGGCCGTTGCGGCCTTGGTCTGTGCTGTATCAATGTCTGTTAGGACAGTGATGATCTCCCATCCGGCTAGACCACCAGGAGATCCCTGCGGTCCCGTCTGGTTCCAATTGAGCGGAGCCGTACCTGACGGACAGATCTGACCTGCCTCAGCATCGATGACAATGAGTGAGCCGATGGCCGGGTTAGATGTCCGATAGCAGCCGTGGATCACACTATCGCCGCTCGGGATCGCTGCCCAGGTCACCCCAGCACCGAGCAATAACGCGGCCACGAGGGACGCGACAAGAAGTGCGCGCTTACGCATGTTGATCACCCGGGAGTCAAGTCGATGGCGAAGATCCCAGCCGTCGCCCACGTGATGGCGAACGTGCCGTTGCTGGTCGAGTAGTCCGCACCAAAATTCACTCCGACGATCAACGCATCCGCGGTCGGAGTCGTCAATGCATCCGCGTAAATCTTGCAACCGCGTACGCTCACCAGCGTGGTAGATGCGACGGATACGTCTGTGGCGTCCCACATCAGTGATCCGGTCGGCGACTCTGACACCGTAGTTCCAGCGAGCGCCACGCCACCGGCCGGCCAGTTAGCACTAGTCACCTCATTGGTGGCCGCGTACGCCGTCTCGGTTGAGAAGTTCGGCGTCTCGGTGTTGGTGTACAACGCCACCTTGTGCGTCTCCAAGTCAAGATTGAGCACAAGACCGGACGTGTCGAGGAGATCACGGAACGTCAGGTAATACAGTCCCGATGCGGTCCAGGCCATGACTCAGACTCCCGTCTGCTCAGCGTCGCCACCGATGGCAAGGCCCGTACGGCCCTCGCGTTCCTCGGCACGGATCTTCTGCACCTTCGCCACCGCCTTATCCCGGGCCTTGCGATTGGCCTCGGACGGGTCCTCGCGGTAGGCGTCCTTCGCGGCCACCAACTGGTCGACCGCGGCCGTCTCACGGCTACTTGTCACGACGTAACTCCTCAGCCTTGATCTTGATGGGGTCTGGTTTGACCGTCACGTCCTGGCCATCCCAGCGTTCGGTGACATCCACCTTGTGGTGGTCGTGCACATCGGTGGTGACCTTCCGCATCTGCTTCCGGGCGGGGTCGGCGATGTGCAGGCTGCGGTAGTGCTCGGCCTGGGTGGCGCAGCAGCCGCGGGCGCAGGGCATCAGTCGGTCACCTCGCCGAAGCACTTGGTGTTGCCGCTCGCCTGCTTGCGGTCGGCCGGGTACAGGTGGATCGAGAATGCGCCCGGCGTGGCCACGAACCCCGAGATCGGATTGAACGGGTCCCAGAACGCGAAGTAGCCGGGCAGCGTCCCGTCGGGCTGCCAGTAGCGGGGCAGCACGACCAGCTCGTAGCCGTTCTCGTCCAGCAGCGCGCCGACGTTGGCGTGCGCGTTGTTCGACGGGTCCTTGGCCCAGTTCAGCTCGCCGATGTACTGCCCGCCGGGCGTGCCGCCTGACACCTCGTAGTACCAGGTGCCGGGCTGCCCGAGGTAGTGCGGCGCGACCGGGTCGACGGCGTTCAGCTCGGCGGCGCTGATCGGGACTTGCTGGACCCGGCACTCCAGCCCGTGCGCGCTCGGCGCCGCAGCGAGCAGCAGGACGGCGACGAGCAGCAGGACGCGCCTAACCACTGAGCGTCTCGGAGTTGGTCAGCGACGGCCCCGGCGCGGACGTGATCGCGTCCGACCCGACCGAGGTGAGCACGGACAGCAGCGTGGCCAACCCGGCGATCGAGGCGCCCTTGACCCAGTCGACCTCGAGGATGCCGGTCGCATCGGCGACCAGGAACGCGGCGAACGCCTGCGCGAATGTCTTGATCGCCCGTTCAGCCGCGGCCTTCCAGAAAGCGGCGGTGAGCATGGTGGTTCCCCCTTCATCTGTGCCAGGGACTGAAGTCCCAGGCGAAGTGCAACGCCAGGAACGCGAGCCCCAGCAGGAACAGGTCGACTGCGTCGGCGCTGACACCGACGGCGGCCAGGAAGATGAGCACAGCGGCGATTACGGCGAACATCACGGCTCCTCAGATGATTCTTTGCACATGCTGGCGGGCATCGGGAACTCGTCCGGGTCGCCCTCGGTGTAGGTGATGACCATGTGGCAGTCGCCGCCGTTGACGAACTCGATCGACACGATGCCGCGGCCATCCGCGCCGTCGCTGCCGTCTACTCCGGCAGGCCCAGGCGGCCCCTGAGGGCCTTCAGGGCCGACGATGGACTCTCCGTCCACGCCATCCACGCCAGACTCTCCAGCAGGCCCCTGCGGCCCGACGATGGACTCGCCCGACTCGCCCTGCGGCCCCCGACAAGCCTCGAATCCAAACTCCTCGCCACAGGACGGTCCAGGAATCCCGTCATCACCCTGACGACCTTGAATGCCGACGCCCGGCACTCCTTGCGGTCCCCGGCAGACTTCCAGGCCGAGCTCCTCCACACATGAGGGACCACGTTCACCCATCGGCCCCGGGATCGTCTCGGCCGGCCGCTCCTCGATCCGCTCGGCCTGACGGCACAGATCCCCGAGCTCGCGAGCCGTCTCATCACGCCGCTCGCAGGCGGCGCGGACCTGAGCGGCGATCGACGCGGCGTTGTCTTCTGCCAACTCTGCCGAGCGTTGCGAGGTGGAGCGGTCAAACAGGATCCACCCGACCAGTAGCAGCAGCAGAACGAGCAGGACGATCGTCAGCCGGTGGCTGCGGTTGGTGGGCAGTGGGTTACGTCTGATCATCAGTACCGCCCTCTACAGCGTCCCCACCGCCGTTGATCATGCGCCGGTAGCGGGCGGCGGCGTCTTCGGCGGCCCACCTGGCCTTGCGTTCGGCCTCGACGTCCTCGCGCAGGTCGATGACCTCGGCGCGCAGGACGCCTATCTGTGAGCGCAGGTCCTGGATCTGCGCGTCGTGGCGAGCCGTGATCTCGCGGATATCGTCGGCGTGCTGCTCGCGCTCTTCTTTCATCTCATCGGCGTGCTGCTTGCGAAGATCGCGTAAGACACTTTGGTAATCGCCACGGTCACCTGATGCCTGACGCATCAAATGCAGGACTAGGAAGACCAACAGCCCGAAGAAGCCTGCGCCGGGGATGAGGGTGGACCATTCTGGAAGCTCCACGCATTTGCTCCCCCCCGCTCAGAGTCGCTCGTCGGTGTGCACCGTCTGCTCGGCCGCCGACCCAGCAGGCGGCCGGGCTCCCCCCCGGCACGGTTCCCCGCTCACGCGATGCCGCTTCACCATGCCGGTGGCGAACGCCAACGGATACTCCCGCCCGCACGCCGTGCACACCCCGCGGTCAGGCGCGCCGAAAACGCGAGCGGAGTTGGTCGATTCCATGAACGATCGCACCGACAAGGGCATAGGCGATCAGGACGGCGACCTCAGCCACCACCTCACGTCGGGGCATCACGGCGCCGGGTACACCGAGCGGACCTCGGCCAGCGTCCCCTCGGCCTGCGGGAACCACTGCAACAGCTGCGACGACACCTCGGCCGACTCGTCGAACGGCACACCCGCGGCCTTGAGCTGGGTGAAGGCCGCGAAGTCCGCCACGTGACGCCGGGACGCGCCGGTCAGCAGCCAGATCCGGGTCGGGTCGGTGCCGGCCTGCTTCACAAGGATCATGTCGGTGGCCTTTCGGAGAAGGTCGAGCGGCGGAGGCGGTTCGGGTGCGGGCGGTGGCGGGACGACCACACTGCCGCCGCCGTAGACGGGATGGTTCACCAGCTGGTAGTCCAGCGCGGCCTTGAGCCGCGAGTACCGGAACCCGCCCGGGTCCCAGTGCGTGTTGTGCATCGCGAAGCCGCCGGCGATGTAGGTGCCGGTGCTCGTTGTCATGGCGGCGATCAGGCCAGTCCCAGCCCACTCCACCGATTCGACAGTGATTCGGCTGGCGAACTTCCCGAGTGTCGCGTTCTCCCACGCTGCTTGAGCCTTGGCAAGTAGCCGAGCGGGTCTCACCATGCCTAGCATGCGAAGCACGCCGGAGCGGCGCTGAATGGTTGCCTGAACCATGTCCGTCTTACCCAGCCCAGACGGGGCACGCTTGAGCGAGTAGACGGGCACACGCTCCTTGATCTGCCGCAACATCTCCTCGGCAGTGTCGGACACACGTTGCGCGCAGGACAGGTACACGCCACCACTGGCGCCCGGCGTGCCATCCTTCCGCTTGACCTGGACGATGCTCAGCGACCCCTCGCCGTCGTACATTCCAGCGAGCCAGCCGGACTCCCAGGAGCGGTCCGTTTGCCATGGCTCCAGCACATGGCAGACCTCGTCGCCAGGTTGAAGATCCTCAGTCGCCACCCATTGCCATGCACCCCATTCAGACTGGCGCTTGCGGCCGCCGACGCCGCGACCACGTCGCACCAGCCATGGGTGCTCCGGCGTGCAGCGAATCGAGCCGCTCGCAGTATTCACCCGCATGAGGGCCGCGCGGCGAACCTCATTGGCCACGACCGTCGCCTTGCGAAGACGCCGACCCTGCTGATCCGGTGCCAACTCATCGAAAGCTATGAGTTCATCACCGGGAAGAAGCTCGCCAGCGGGCCGCCAAACTAGATCGCTGCATAGCACGGGAACGTCAGCCGTGACGCAGTTTCCGCTCGCGTGGACGTGGCCGAGGATGCCCCGGTAGGCGTCGAATTGCGGGCCAGATAGGCGCACGTCGTTGTACCAGGTTTTGCGGCCCTCCCGCCACGTCACACCTGACTGCAGCGGCAGGTTCCAGTCGCGGTGAATCTGCAGGATCATCGCCGCGATGTCCCGCAGGTGGCTGGCGGTCAGATCGCCGACCCAGATCCCGCCGCGCTCCACGGCCAGCGAGTACTGGCTGTAGCAGATGACCTCAAGCTGGAACACGTTGTCGCGGTTCTCCCGCACCAACGTCGACGACGGATCACGCAACGCCCGGGCCGAGCGGTTGATGCCGAAGTGCTGGCGTATCTGCCGGAACTTCGGGTAGTAGGTGGCGTTCGGCGCCGAGGCGCCCGCGCTGTAGCCGGGCCAGCCGCCGGTCTCGGTGGTGTGGATCAGGAACTTGTCGACCCGCGGGAACGTCGTGCCGGAGTAGTTGTCGGCGTACCACTGGGCTGTGATGTTGGCGCCGCGCAGGTAGATCGACGGCATCAGCCGTCCTCCGGCGCCGTCGGGTGCGACTCTTCCTCGAGCTCGCCCGGGTCAACCGGCTCCTGCGGGCCGTCGGACTCGTCCGGCGGTGGAACATCGGCGTACGGGTCACGTTCGTCAGACATGGCTTCCCCTCATCTCCTGCGTTGTCCCCATGCGCCGAGCGTGGCCGGCGACCCGCGGGTCGCAGAACGTGTCCCACCCCGCCCGGACAGCGCCGCCAACGCACGCGCGATCGTCGGCGAGTACGAGTCCAGCTCCAACGTGGCCGACGCAGACGACGTATCGAAGTCCGTGCCGACGATCTGAAACACCGTCACCCCGTCCCGGTCGGTCACGTTCAGCGAGTTCGGGTTCGGCGTGATGCCGCGCACCCGGATCAGGTTCCCGGGCCGGATCTCCCACGGATCGACCATCCGACCACGCTCATGGTCATAGATGCGCCGGGCGACCGTCAGGGTGCCCGCGTTCGGCGGGGTCGCGTGTTCGGCGAGGAACTGGTCCCCGGCCTGGTCTGCATTGGTCGGCGAGGACACCTCGTCACCCAGGTCGAGGAACGCATCACGAGTGAACGCGAGCTGAGCAACCGTGGCGGTGCGGCGAGTCGTTTGAATCCAGCCGCGGGAGTCCCGCCACCGTACCGTCACCGCGTTGTACAGCCCGTCCGCCGAGCCGGTCGATGAGTAGCCATCGACCACGTCCGCCTCGTAGCGGACCGTCGTCGGCCATGCCTTCCACTCGAACTTGTACTTACCGGCCGAGTTGCGGGTCGTGGCCTGCCAGAAATAAGCAGGCTCGTACATCATCAGATCGTCCAGCACCTTGGCCGGAGTCACACCATCCGGGTACGACAGATGGTCGATGGCATACGTGTTCGTGGCCACCGTCGCATTTGCCCCGTCGAACTCGGTCAGCAGCCGCCCCAGCAGATCCTCCACGATCTGATGCGCCAACACCGAATGCGCGGTGTATCCCGAAGCGCCCACCGTGGCGCCGGACTTGTCCAGCCGCTGGCATTGGATGTACAACCCGCCGACCTCAGACCAGGTGACGCCGCCGGTGAAGTTATTGCCGGCGGCGCCGGTCCATCGGATCTGCATCTCCACCACGTCGTTGGTGACAGCGAAATCGGTCGTCATCACCTTCGGCGACGGCGCCGTCTCAGACGTGGAGAATGTCTCGCTGCGCACCACCGCATTCGACGGCTGCACCACCGCTCGCACCAGCAGGCTGGCATGAGTGCGGCCCTCGATGTGGCGGTAATCGAATCGGGCGAGTTTCAACCCTGCTTGACGCAACCCCGGATACCGCACCGTGTACGTCCCATTGGTCGGGGTGTCCACATTGTCGACGAAGCGCATCGTGATGGCATTGATAGTGCTGTCCGGGGTGTACTCGTCGACCTCAGAAGCCGCCCCGTCTCTATTTGTCGTGCTGGCCAGGCGGCTCGGGAAAAAGTTCGTCAGAATGCGGTCCACGTAGATCAGCGGCACGGTGCGGTCCTGCGCGTGCGCCGACGGGCCGACCGCCGCCAGATTCCACACCTGACCATCGCTACCAACGCCCCGGCCCGGGTCCTCCAGCCGGCCGCCCGCCATCCACTGAGCGTTGCGTTTGTCGTACACGTCGACGTCGGTGTAGTAGGCGAGCTCGTCCGCCGACATTGACAGCGGCCGGTCCAGGGAGAACTGCACGGAGGCACACCCACCCGGCGCCACCCAGCGGTATTGCAGCGAACGCAACTCGGACTCGATGTGCCTGGTAGCCCGGCTGTTCGACAACTGCACTGACAGCGGGATCGGCAGGCTCACGTCGAAGCCGGCCTAACCGTCAGGTAAAGCGGGTAGTACGCCACCGACACCGTCGTGGTCGCGGCGATCGCATGCGCCCGCGACTCCGCCACCTCATACAGCATGTAGATCCGGTTCGTCTGCCCCGGCGACAGCATCGGCAGACCACCCGAACGTGCACGCGGGGCCTCCACCGACACCACCTCGTCCGCCGACGTGCGACCATGCACCGACCAGTCGTAGGCGTCCAACCAGCGCCGGTCCGACGCCGACTCCGTCTCACCCCACTCGATCAGCCCGAACCGGTCGTCAGCCGGAACCAGCAGCACGAAATCGAGATCCAGCGACCCAGAACCGGACGTGCGCCCGGCTTCGATCTCGATCCTGAACCTGTCGTCCACCACCAGTTCGGTGCCGCTGCGGAAGTCGTACACCGAATCGAGCCCGTACGGAATCGAGATCAGCCCGAGATCGGCCATGGTGATGTTCGTCGTGTTCGGTGTGGCAAACGTGTCGTTGTTGATGACATCGTTGCGTGAGCCGTCACCCCACACCAGCCGCAGATTGATCCCATCGCCGCTGGTGTTCTTGCGATAACGCACAAACACCCGATACGTGCCGCGCAGATCCACCGACGCCGTACCCAGATCCGTCAGCGTCAACCGGGCCGTCAGCAGAGCGTTCGTCGAGAAGGTGCACCGCGAATAGTTGTTGCCCGCCCCGGAGAAGGCCGCATCGTTGGCCTGCGTCGTGGTGTCCGGCCCCTGCGTCATCGCCTCGGCCTGGAACACGAACGGCGTCCCCGACGGGGTGCTCCGGCGGCGCACCGCGAACAGCGACTGCCGCGTCTCGGCCACCGCCGACTCCGGCCAGCGGATCAGCGCCGGAGACTCCACATCGCCCTTCACCCCGGTCACATCCACGAAACAGCCGTTGCTGCCCGCCGCCGGGTCCGCGTTCACCGTCACACCCGACACCGGGGTCTCCAGCAGGCCGTAACCGGCGTACTCGGCGGGGATCTCCAGGGTGGTGTCGGTATTCGCGGTGAGCAGTAGTCGCAGCATCGACAGGACGAAGCTCGGCGCGCGGAAGGTGCGGAAGAACACCGGCGATGTGGCGCCGTCCAGTTGCACCTTGAGGATGTTCCGCGGCCGGTTCAACTCGCGGGCCAGGTTTTGGATGGCCGTGGCTGCGGCGTCGGTCGACGCAGCGTAAACCAGCTTCAACGGCAACTTGACCGTCCGGTTGCCGAACGCTCCCGCAGCAATGTGATCGCCGTCCTGCAGCAGTGTCGACGCGATCGCCTCGCGGAACGGCGGCGGCGACAGGTCGATACCACTCTCGGCGACCATGAATGGCCCGCTGGTGCTGTTCAGGTCCAGCCGCACCGTCGGAGACGAGGCGATGGAATCCACGAACTGGATCACCGACGCCATCAACCGCTCCTCGAGTACAGGCCAGCCACCTGGGCCGAGCCGCGCTGCACGGCGCCCATGCCGGACAGGACCACGCGGCCCATCTCCTGGCCGATGGCCAAGATGTCGGCGGGGTGTATGCGTATCGGCATGTCCGCCGGGCGTACCGGCTCCGGTTGCCCGGTGCCGTTGTGCACCAGCGAGATCCCCGTGGGCAGCATGCCGCCCTTGTCGTATGAGATCAGCGACCGCGGATTGACGCGCACCCCGTTGCGCCGCGCCTCGAAATGCAGATGCGGACCCGTCGAGTTGCCCGTCGAGCCGACCCGTCCAAGCTGCTGGCCCGCCCGGACGAACTGGCCGGAACGCACGAACATGCGCGACATGTGCGCATACAGACTGCCCCAGCCGCCGGGGTGGCCGAGGATCGCGTGAATGCCGTACGAGGTGGCCAGCCGCCGGGCGGCGGTAACCACACCCGAACGCACCGCATAGATCGGCGTGCCTATCGCGGCCGGGAAGTCGACCGCCGGATAGCCGTGCCCGACAGTGCCGCGGCCCACCCGGTACCTGCCCCGCGGCAGCGGGAACCCAGCCGGGCCCATCGTGCCGGCATCGAACGCCTTGGTGATCTGCTTCTGCACCGCGGCCTTCGTCTGGCCGACAAAGTCGGTGGCCAGATCGGAGATCTTGTTCGGGTCCAGGCCCAGGGTCTTGATGTCCAGGGCGCCGCCCATTGCCTGACTGGCGTGCGACATGACACCGGGCAGGGGGCCGGCGCCGCCGACACCCATCGAGATCCCGGCGCCGCCGGCACCGCCGCGTCCTCCGGCGCCGCCGAACTCGAGGTTGCCGTAGGTCTTGACGTTGATCTTTACGGCCTCGTCGTTGATGGCCCCGAGCTCGTTGTTGACCTTGCGGCGGAACTTGACGAACTCGTCGTGAGCCGCATCCAGCTTGTCCCCGAGCTCGGGCACCCAGCCGAACGCCTGCTCAGCGCCCTGCAAGATCTTGTCCACGAACCCGAGGAAGCTGTCGATGACGCGGCGAAGCCCCTCACGCGCTACCGACTGCAGCCCTTCCCAGAACGTGCTCCACGTGGTCTTGATCCAGCCGACCACCGCGCCGACCTTGTCCTGCACGGCTTGCCACACGCCGGTGACGATGTCGCGGAACTTCTCGGACTTCTGCCAGGCGATGACAATGCCGGCGACGAGGCCCGCCACCAGGGCGATGACGATGCCTATCGGGTTGGCGATCAGAGCGGCGTTCACCAGCCATTGAACCGCCGCCCATGTTCTTGTCACAGCCTGAACTATTTTGATGCCTTTGATGTACGACACCAAACCACCGGCAGCCTGCACGGCGAGCACCGCGCCGTGCACCTTGGTCACGGCGACCAGAGCGCCGACGGCAACCGCCAGACCCTTAATCAGCCCGGTATTGTCCCTGAGCCAGCCACCGAACGAGATCAGCCGTGGGACGATCTCATCCTTGATAAATCCGCCGAGCTCCTTCAGTCGAGGCAGGATCTCGGTCCTGAAAAAATCCCCGAACTCACGCAGCCGCGGCATGACCTCGCGGCTGACGAACCCACTCACGGCCTTAAGTGCCTTCGGCAGATTCTCACCAAGCCACTTCGACGCATCCTCGATGAACGGGATCATCTTGGCGCCGATCTCTTCGCCGAGATTCCCGACGATCACCTTCAGCTTGTCCATGGGGGTGGACGCGGCCTCAGCCGCGCCGCCGAACTCGTCGCCCAACTCGGCGAGGATGAGTTTCTGCGCACCCATCACGTCGCCGGACTCGACCAGGGTCTTGATCTGCTCCTTCTGCTCCTTGGTGAACGACACGCCCACCCGCTGCAGAGCGGTCACGCCCTTGATCGGATCATTCAGCGCCTTGCCGAGCTGGATCGCCGACGACTTCGTGTCCTGACCCAGCGCCACCGACATGTCGGTGACGATCTGGTTGGCCTGGTTGAAGATGTCGTTGCCCTTGCCGACCTCGTTGCGGACGTTCTTGAACGTCAGCAGCAGGTTCGCGCCGGACTGGATCGCCTCATCGTCCACACCGGTCTTATTGGAGATCGCCGTCGCCAATTTGTTGACCTGGTCGGCGCTGACATTGGCCACCCCGCCGGTGGACTTGATCACCTGCGCGGTCAACCGGCTGATCTTCGCCGACTCGGCAGCGTCCTCGATGAACCCCTTGAACAGCGAGAAGCCGCCGACCGCGGCCGCGGCGGCCGCGATCGGCGCGAACATGGTGCGGGCAACCCCGCCGATCCCGACACGGAACCCGCTGCCGAGAGACTTGGACATACCCACGCCGGCGCGGCGACCGTCGAAGTGCTTCGGGATCTCCCGCTTGACCTGCGGTCCGAAGTCCTTCAGGTCCGGCTTGACCGCGACGAACACGTCGGCCAGGGATGCCATCACAGACCGTCCCGCGGAGGCTTGGCGCCGAACTCGTCGGCGGCCGGGCGCAGATGCGGCTGCGCCGGCGTCCGCTCGGTACCAGCCTCCACCATCCAGCCGTAGAACGCGATCGCCCGATCCCAGCCCACCCGATACTCGACCTGACGGGTCCGCGGGTTGTAGTACCGCTGAGACTTGATGCTGCGCCTAAGCGCCCCCGTCAGACGTGGAGCGCGCCGCCTGGCCTCATCGCGGACCAGCCGCGATCTTGCAGCGACCTCCCCGGTGACGGCCTTGTTGCGGGACAGCGTGGCCAGGATGGCGGACTGCACGGCAGGGGATGACATCTTGATCCGGATATCCGCCACGAGTCACCTCATCTCAGTCCGAGCGCGCGCAACAACTCCTGGCGGTCCCGGTCCTCCGACTCGACCGGTTTGATCTCCTCGAGCAGCCATTCGTCGAACAACTGCCGCTGACGGTCCGGGTCGACCACCTCGCTCTTGCCGTTCGACGCGATCGCGATCGCCACCGACGCCTGGTACTGCGCCAGCGCACGCGCCTCGACACGCTCGGCCAACAGCGCATAGACGACGTCGCAGACGTCGCCGAAACTCAACTGGCGCGGGCCGCCTGGTCCTGCTCCGTGCGGCGCACCAGCAGCGCCAGATCCGGCCGGCCTTGCCTCTCGAGTCGGCGCACAACCGGCGAGGACGAGTCGCCCGTCGAGCTCCCACTGGTAGACGGCGGCCCATCCGATGAGTCGGAGGACCGCTGAGTAGGGCGCTCGGCCATCGCTTCGATCGCCTGGCGCACCACGCCCATCAGCTCCTCGCCATCGGCGCGGTGCTTGGTGGCGGCGGCGGCGAACCGGGCCCAGTCCTCATCGACCAGACACTGCTCCATCAGGTCGTACATGGCGACCAGGCCATCCATATCCGAGGAATCCACGCCATCCTGAGCCACCTTGGCGAACCGCATCAGCGGCATCAGCCCGATCTGGCCGGCAATGCGGTACTTCTCGCCGTGGAACTCGACGGTCTCACCGCTCATGTCACACAACCGTGCCGGAACGGGCCACACCTGCGGAGTACACGATGAACGACTTCGCCGCAGCGGGGCGCTCCAGGCTGAACTGGACCGGGATGAGTGCTTTGTCCGGGGCACGGCGGAACGCCGACTCGATCGCAGAGGCGTTCAGGCACTGCCGGGCGATGATGCGCGTCGTGGCGTCCAGCGACTCCCAGCCGATCATGCATCGCGTCACCTGGCTCGGCTCCGGCGGCTCCAGGGATGTCAGCGCGGTCGCGCCGGTGCCGGACACCAGAGTCATCGTGCCGCCGTTCATGGCGTACTTGAGCTTCTCCAGCGTGTAGTCGGCCATGGAGAACGCGAACGAGCCGGTCGCCTCGGTGACGGCGTAGGCGATTGGGTCGAACAGCTCGGCGACCCGGATGGGCTCGGACGTCATCTCGTAGGAGAACGTCGGACCCTCCTCGGTGGCGCCGACCGGAACCCACGCAGCTGCCCACACGTCGGTGAACACACTGCCAACGACGGTGTTGGTCGGCAGCGCCGTCCCGATGGGGGCCCTAAAGAGGTAGCCAGGATCCTTCAAGATCGTTGGCGTGGCGATGGTAGGCATCGGATGTCAGCCCTTTCTACTGAGTGGCTTCTTGGCCGGCCTTGGTGGTGCGCTTGGCCACCTGGTCCGGGCTGACCACGCCGCGTTCGACGTGGGAGACGGGGACGGCTTCGCCGCGGTTGAACGCGCGCACGCCGCCGATGTCGATCGGCTCGAGGGCTACGTACACGCCCCACTCGGCCAGAGCGTCGCGCTCAGCGTCGTCCGCGGTACCGGCTGGGGCTTCTGGGTTCACGGGCTTGTCAGCCATTGCTGTTTCCTCACGGGTTGGTTTCCAGTAGGAGATCGATCACGTACCGGGCGCGGCCGGTCTCGGTATCGGGCGCGGGGATGATGGTCGACGGCGCGGCGTTGGAGATGTCGCCGGCCGTCCACGAGCCACGCAGGTCACGGGTCACCGACCGGACGGTGCGGGCGATGGTCAGCGCGTTCGCCGCGTCGGTGGCGGTGTTCCCGGCGCCCCACACGTCCACCTGCACCCGCGGTTGACCGGTGTGCCACTCGAGCTCGACCTCGTCGACCACGGTGAGCACCAGCAGCGGCCACGTCGGACTCCCCGGAATCCGGTCATAGATGCGGGTGCCGACCAGCGCGGTCAGCGACGACTGAGCCAGCAGCGCCTCACGGGTCAACGCCAACGCGTCGGGAAGCAGCGAGACAGGCATGTAACCTCCTGCCTTAGCCAGCGCGTGTACTACGTGGTAGATGTGTCGACGAAGGGGGCGGACATGAAAACGATCATCGGAGGAATACTCCTCGCGGCCTCGCTGGTTGCCTGCGGTGGTGGCGAGCCGGATCTGGCAGCGTGTGAAGACGCCATGCGCGCTCAGTTCGCTGACGCGATGGCCGATCCTGACGCCGAAGAGGGCACCCGGCCGGCAGAATGCGAAGGCGTCTCCGACGAAGATGCTGAGCGCATTGCTACGGAGATACTGGGAGAGGCGTTCGAGTAGAGTCAGCCGCCGGTGACGAGCTGGACCACCAACTCCAGATGATGCTCGCCGCCGCGCAACCGCCACCGCTTAGGTTGGCCGTCGATCTCGTAGTCGACACCCTGGAAGCGAATCCGGTCAGTCGCCACCACGTCGGCGTCCGCGTAGAGGAACACCTTCCATTGCGACTCGGTGCGCTGCTGCTGCACCAGATCTTCCTGGACCGTCATCGGCTGGAACTCGCACGCCAACTCGACCGTGGCCGGCGCGGTCCAGTCCGGCACCTCGGCACCATACGAGCCGACCGCGACAGTGGCGCGCAACCGCGTGCATGTGTCGTGGAGCTGGAACGGCAGGTACATCAGGCGATCCCCATCGGGGAGTCCCGAACGTAAGGGATCGCTCTCAGGAATGCCGCAGGGTTGCCCGAGACCAAGCCGGCCAGATCCATCGACTCGGTCCGCAGTGACCGCGCCGTGACCGCCACCCCCCCGACCTGCTCAGTGGTGACATCCACCGAGATCCCCGCCTGGATGTCCTGCGCCACATCCAGCGTCGCCTGCTTGATGGGTTCGGGGACCGCTGTCCAGCCCCACTTGGCGGTGACAGTGATCAGCGCCCGACGGCCGCGGGTCGTGTACGGCCAGACTCGGTCCACGGTGAACAGGTCGAAGAACGGCCAGCCGGGCTGCCCGTTGTAGATCCCGTCCCACGGCCGCGGGTCCACATCGGTCACCAGCCATGCCGTGCCGTCGACGCTGATCACCAGGCCGGTGGTGGTCCAGAAGTCGTCCACCGGAAGGCGGTACCAGTCCACAGCGCGGAAACGCCGCGCCGCCGCTGTCTCGGTGCGGTTGAACTGGCGACCGGTGAACAACTCGACGGCCCGTGACGCGGCACTGACGATGTCGTCGAAGAACCCGTCGTTCGGCTTGTTCAGCCGCACCGCCAGGTCCTCGCCCGTCACATACGCGTCGCCGATCGCCACCGGTCGCCTCTTCCGTCACTTCTGCCGGAGCAAGGTGGCCGTACCGTCGACCACCGTGGCGCCCACCGCAGGCGCGGTCGGCGGCGCAGCAGCCGTCGTCCCCGCGATTGTGACGATGAACTTCTCACCACCGGTGAATTGGATCTCCTGGTTCAACGTGACAGCAGTGGTGTTAGCCCGCAGCACCCGCCGCAACGACCGGCCGACGAAGTCGGCGGTCGAGGTGGTGGCCCGGCCCAGCGAATCGAGCGAGTTGCTCGCCGGGGTCACCAGGTCGCGGCCGAGATAGTCCTCCCGGAACGTGGTCGTCGCCATGAATCAGCCCTCCTCGTTCGCCTTGAGTTCGTCGACCAGCTCCTGCTTGGTGAACTGCTCGAGATCCTCCCGCTTGCCGAGACCGGCATCCTCGGCAAGGGCGACCAGCTCGTCCTTGCTGAGCGCCATCGATGCCTTGACCTCAGCAGGCTCAGGCTCCGACTCCGGTTCGGGCTCTGATTCAGGCTCAGGCTCGGCCTCATCGAAACTGGCACCGTTCTCGGCAGCAACCTGCCGGAAGTGCGCCTTGAGGTCTTCGTCCGTTGCCTGCGCATACAGGTCAGCGAGCTGGGCCAGGTCGATCGACCCGGCCACTCGCCCGTACTTGTTGATGATCACGTCACGTTCACGATCTCTTGGACGCCGCCGGTCTCGACGGTCATCGGGGTGAAGTAGCCCGCGTAGGCGACCTGCACACCCAGCACCGACGGTTCGGTGGCCTGTAGCTGACCGACCCGCTGCTCGTACACCTCTACCGCAGCCGAGGAGAGCACGATCCCGTAAGTGGTGGCCGGTGCGCTGGAAAGCCCAGCGGACACATACACCGGGATGCCGGAGATGCTGCCGACCAGACCGGAGTTGAAGTCGCCGGCGTTGAAGCCGGTCGACTGGGCGTTCTGCGGGTTGACCGGCGCGAACACCGAGCCCCACGCGCCGAGCTTCGACGGAGGCACACCCAGCGCGACCCGACCCTGTCCCTTGGTGGCGGTGTAGATGTTCGCCGCCGCGGTCCACAGCCCGGTGGCGAGTTCGGCCGCCGTGGCACTGCCTGCCGCGCCTCCGAGCTCGACCGTGTTCGTGCTGGCGATCAGCGCCGCGCCGAGAGCAGCTTCAGTCTGGATCGCGTACTGCGCAGCCAGGTCGTTGACGATCGCGTCGAGCATCGACGGCGAGGAGAAGTCGAGGTTCTGCCGCGATACGTTGACGTAGCCGCCGTAGGTGACCGCGTTGCCGGTCAGCCGGGTGATGGTCATCTTCTGGCTGGACAGCTCGGTCTTCTCATCCGCCGCACCGCCGGCAGATCCCTGCACGGCGACCGTGGCGTGCTGAGTGACCTTCGGCCGGTACCAGGTGGCCGACGGCATGTCCCGCGGCCCAAGGAAGGCCACCAGCGGACGGGCCGCGTCGATGAAGTTGAGAACCCCGCCGACGATCGGGTCGGGAATGACGCCGAGGTTGTCCGAGGTCTTCTGGTGCGCGGCGGCGCGGGTGAATAGTTCCAGCCGCTCCATCGCCGACTTCGACCCAGTCTGTGCGGCGATGTAGTCCACCAGGTAGGCGCCGGTGGACCGGTACTCGACCGGGCCGGTGTCAACCTCGCGTCGAAGCCGCATCATCTCCTGGCCGTACTCCCGGGCCTTCTCCCGAGCCTGGATCATCGTCGAGCGGGACTCGACGAGTGTTCCCAACTGCGAGTTGATGTTGTCGATCCTGGCCTTGGAGGTCTGGATCAGTTCGGTCTCGTTGTCACTCAGGTCGCGATTGGCTTCTTGCGCGGCGGCAATGAGCCCCTGATTGAAGGCGTTGCGCTCCTCGAGCTCGCCTTCCAACCGGGCGATCATCGCGTCCGTCTGATCGGTGCGATCAGCAGGCATGATGCATCCCTTTCTAGGAAGCGGGGGTTGATGAGGAACGACGCCCTACCAGCGTCGTGCGACTACCGCCCTACCGGCGGCAGGTGGACAAGCTCAGTCCTGCAGTCCAAGCAGGGTGAGAACCTTGTCCAGATTGGGTGTGGGCTGAACAGCTTCCTGTTCAGCCGGGAGCCCCTGTTCCTGCCGAACGGCAAGCACCCCTGCTCCCTTGTATGCAGGATTCGGGACCAATGCCACATGATCGAGGAATGCCCGGTTGACCCTGCGCACGCCCCTCCGGAAAATCTGATCGGAGCGGCGAACCAGCATCCCTGCGGATGCCTTCAAAACTCCATCGGCGGCAAGCCGAAGCGTCTCATTGCCGAGCTCGGTATCCGAAACGTACACGCTGGCAATCAGCCCAGTCGGATCATCGCGATACGCGACGACCTTGCCGAACGTCCGCGCGTAGTCGTGATCGCGATTCGCTGAGACGTGCTCGTCGCGAGTCTCGATCCCCTTGAACGCACCGGGCGCCACCGTCTCGACGACCATCTGACCGCCATATGGCACTGCCGCCTCTTGATCGTACGGGACGACCATCACGTCGATGATCCGCTCATCGAAGTCGACGTTGGTCAGCTGCGCCGCGCGGATCTCGACTGTCTCATTGGTCGGTCGGCTGCGGTTACCAGTGCCGGGAAACTCACCCATCGCCGCCGCCTGCGCCATCGCCTTCTTGCGGGCCGCCATCTCAGATGCCTCGCTCCCGGCCGTGTACGTGTAGCACTTGCCTTCGTCGCCCCATTTCCAACCGGGCTTTTCGTCGTCTTGGCATCGCTTCAGCGGCATGATTCACTCCTCGCGCATCTCACGAAAGCCCGCCGCCGGTCAGCGCCTCAGCTGCCTCTGGACCGCGAAGTCGTTCCATAGTGCGGACCTCACCGGCATCTATTGCTCCGATTCCAGCCAGCTTCTCGTACGCCTCGGCGCGTTCCTTGAGCGCCGGCCGCGAATATTCGTCACGGTTCAACTCCACCGACTGGCCGCGCGGCAGCACCCAGCCGGACAGCGCCGACATGACGTGCACGGCCTTGGTCTTGAGGCACGTACGGTCATGGAAATCGAACAACTGCGAGACGTTGCTATAGGTCATCGAATCGCCACCGGACGGCAACCCCAGCAGGAACGGCGGCACGCCCAACAAGATCGCGATCCGCGACTCGTTGAACTGCGCCAACTCCAACAACGCCATGTCCTGCGGCGTCATCTGCAGCTGCTTGGCCGACACCCCCCCAGACAGCACCGCAGGCTTGCCCAGGTTCCGGGTCCGCGAATCCCACCACTGCTGCAGCAGGTCATCCGCCTCGGTCTTGGTCAGCCGCCGCGGCACCTCGAGCGCGTAGTACGGAATACCGCCACCTTCGGCAATCTCCGTCGCATAGCGGGCCAGCACACCGGCGGCGACCATTCGCGTCTTGCCCGACTCCAGCGGGCCGATACCGCGCGCCGAATCGGTCGTGGACTTGTAGCGGATATGCAGGATCTCGCTGGTCACATCCAGCGAACCGAGCTTGTACTCCCGGCGGCCGTCCTTGATCTCCACGTTAAGCATCCACGGCGGGATGACCCGGAAGTTGTACGGGAAACCGTCGGCGGCCCGCGCCATCGGCAGCACGAACGCCTCGCCCAACTGGAAGTCCCAGAACAACTGCTTGGCGAACTCGTGCCACGATGTGTAGACCGTCGGATCGGGATTCGTCATCCAAACGGTCGGCTCAAGTGTCACGCCACCACGCGTCCGGTATACCGGCATCGCCGAGAGCACCGAGGCGTTTAGGTCCAGCGCCGCCCACGCCGTGTCCACGAGCTCCTCGAACTTCGGGCCTATCTGGCCCCACGCCGGAGTCGCCCACTTCGCCGGCCAGCCATCCCACGGCGACGTGACCACCGCGGCCATCCGGTTGTCGCTCGGCTCAGCGTCCTCGAACTCGAACCCATCCGGGTCGCCCGGCGTGTAGGTCGGCCCCACGCTGTCCGGGTCGCCCACCGTCGCGTTCGGAGTCGCACCGGCCCCAGTGAGCCAATCCCAGAAACCCATGGCCCACCTCTCAGTAGATCGCCGGAAGAACGCGCTGAACCTGGACCGCCCACCACGCGGCGAGCGTCACGGCCTCAAGCGTCGAGATGTCGGACTCGGATTGCCTGCGGCCCCACGCCCAACGGTCGCCGACCGTGCGTTTCACCGCCGCCGCCACGGCCTTGTCCAGATCGTCGTACGACTCGTGATGCAGCAGGCGGTCCTGCACCAGATCGAAGATGCCGGCGCAAGCGTCCAGCACCTCATTGGTGTCCATGATCCGCAACTGCACCCCCGCATCCTCGAGATCCGGGATCAGCACCGCCGCCGGGCCCCTGCCGTCGATCACCACATCGACCTTGAAATGATCCTGCAATTGCTTCACCCGCGGAATCAACCACTGCAAGCCCGAACCGGACTGCAACGGCCGCACGTACACATCGGCGCCATCAACCGCGGCCCCGCCGATGGAACCACGGGTCAAGTCATACGACGTGGCCAGCGACAGAGCCCCCAGCTCCAAGCCCTCCGGCCGTGGCGAGCCGGAACATGCCTCCCACCGGCCAGGGCCGAACGCCGCGTCGATGCCCGGCTCGTCCCACCAGCCAGCCCGCTCGCGGCCGAACTCCCACGGCGGCAACGCCTGCCGCTCCGCACGAACGTACTCCTCGGTCAACCCCGTGCCGTTCGCTCGCGTGCGGCCCAACAGCGGATTCGCCAACCGAAGCTTGTCCATGTCGTCGAGCACACACCCAGTGATGCCGATCTCATGCGAACATGGGTTCTCAGCGCAGTTCTTCGGCGCACACCACTCGAGATATGCCAACCGGCCGGACTTCCCCGGCCGCCCGCGGTCCCGGATGCCCCGCAGAATCTCCGAGATCGCCAAGCCGGCGCTCGAGCCGTACACGACCTGCGGATCGGGCTGCACCGACAGAGTTGGCAGCAACGCGCCCATGTGATCCGCTTGCAGCGCGAACGCCTCATCCAGAATGATCTTATTTCCGGATAGACCACGGCCGCCGGTCTTCGTCCGAGCCTTGAACATCAACCGCTGACCCGTCTTGAGTTCGATCGACTCCTGGCCGGCGGCCGTCTTGACCGACTTCACCTCATCACGCAGAAATCTCGTGCCCTCGATCAACTCGACCATGTCCCGCAGCGCCTCGAGCGTGGTGCGGAACTCGTGCGCCGACCACACGACCAGCCGTTCACGGGTCACGTACAGCCAGCCCAAGGCTGCCTGCTTGAACAGTCCCGTCTTGAGGTTCTGCCGCGAGCAGACCACGCAGAACTCGAACGCCGCCGACTTGGTGCCGTTCAAGGCGAACAGCAGATCCAGACCCATCTGCTGCTCCGGGTCCGGCTCGAAACCGGCCAGCGCGGCGAGTTCCCCCACCTCGGGGCCGAGTGTCTGCGTAAACGACGGTGCCGACCAGAACGCCGGCTCAACCGCCAGCAAGCTTGCGCTCACGCCGCGCCCTCAGCTCGTCCAGCGGGTTCGCCGCAATACCCACGCCTTCCAGCGCGGCCTCGCGAACCGCCCGGAACTCCTTGCTCAATGCCGCGGTGCCCGAAGCGGTCTCGTGTGGAGAGTCGATGCGCTCGGCCAGAATTAGCGCCTGCTGACCCAGCACCGTGTCCAAGCGGCCGGCACTCTCGAGCTCACGCCGTGTCGTGGACACCAGATCACTCGGCATGGCTTCTGAGCGTGATCGTTCAGCCGGCGCCCGCTGATTGCGCTTCCGGCATGTGTCAGAACAGAACCGGGACGCCTTGCGCTTCGCTTCGTAAGTCTTGCTGCATTGGTCGCAGAGGCGTTGCATCGCGCTTCCTCCAACGACTCGTAGGTTCATCGGGATCGACCGGCAAACCGATCTTCGCTCGGTAGCGATCGCGGTTCTGGCGAGCATTCGCTTCTCGATAACATGCTTCGCTGCAGTAGAGACGACGAGTAGTTGGAGTGCTACACAATGCGCACGGGCGATTCTCGCGAGCCTTGCGCATCTTTTGTTTTGGACTAGGCGGATAAAGATTTCTTCGCAAGACTTGCCAACACGCCCTGCTGCATGTCAATGATCCGCGGCGGCCTCGAAACTCTTTTCCGCACGTTTGGCATGGGCGAATCGAGCGCGAAGGGGCTGCATTGCCTCGACGACCGCCCTCCCTGCGGTTGCAGATGGAATGAACGATCCGATCACCGGGTTGGCCGATGAAGCGTGATTCAGGATCGGAATGATCCAGATCAAGTCGCTGACTCTTCGTCATCAGTTCGCCACAGAGAGGACACAGCGAGCCATAGGCCAACGGCAGAAGACGCTTGCGCTCTGCCTGATGTAGAGCTCCGTAGCCTCGTTGCACCGTCGTCAGATATCCAACCGGTCTATCGTTTGCCACGTCGACTCCTAGACAGTCGGCCATGCCCCCGGGCCGTTCCAGCGGTCGCGGGGGTCTTCCAGGACATATCCGGCGCAATCGGACTCTACGTCACGGGACTTGGATCATTACGGGCGCATGCCTGGC